ATACTTTAATCATAAAGAAACAGAGACAATTGAACTATATGAATCATATGATGCATATCTAAAGGCTGTTGCTACAGTACCTTTATGGGAGATGAAATACATGAAAGATATCATAGAGGCATATCATGTAGACCAAAAGTCTATGATAGGTATTGCCAAAAAGATTCACAGTAACAATCTAAAAGCTAAAGCAAGTGAACTTAGATACTGAATATCAACAGTTATTATTAAAAGAATTAATAGAAATAGTAAAAAATAAATAGTTATGTGGTACATATTAGATGAAAATTACAAACCAATTCCTGCATCTATAGCAGAATATCAAACTTGGACAGAAGAAGATCCTGGAAACAAGATTGTTAAACAAGAAAACATTAAGAATGTTCTTATTTCTACAGTGTTCTTAGGATTAGATCATGCTTATGCAAGTAAAGAACCTATATTATGGGAAACTATGATATTTGAAGGTAAATATGATCAGTATCAAAAGAGATATAAATCTTATGAAGATGCTGTTAAAGGTCATGCACACGCATTATCACTAGTAGAAAATTCTATTTACAATAAGTTTCAAAGATTGATTAGAAAATTCTTAAATTTGTTTAAAAAATAAAGCATAACCTAGTGAGATACGCTGCAAGATATACTCTTAAATAACGTGGGAAGGGCAGTTCTCCCAATGTAGCTAGAGTGCTTTAATAAAAGGCTAAACATTGAACCTGATAGTGTGTAAAACCTACACCATGAGAAACTATCAAAGATACTATCAGAAATGGTAGATGTGTTAGGTAAGGTGAGAACTTACCGCCTGTCTAAAAACAAAGTAGCAAATAAGGTTGCTATAACACAAATGAGTTCTCAGCAAGTAGTTACACTCGTCAGTAAACCAGTGATAATTAACTGCGTGACCTTAACTCTTATACAAGCTCCATAACTGATAACTTGGTAAGCTATAAGAGAAAGGTGCTAAACAATATTTAAAGAACGAGGCTCAGTCAGTTGATTTGAGCATGCTACCTCGGACTATGATAAGTGCCCTCACATGAGGGATAAAGTCAAGTGGTGTAATTGGTCAGCATGATAGCCTCCAGAAGATTACTGGGTTATGGCAACAGATATAGGTTCAACTCCTATCTTGACTACTAACACACTAAGTGCCCTTACATAAGGGATTATTATTAACTTAAACACACAAAAACTATGAATGCAAGTTTACAAGACGTAGTTAACTTGGGAAGTAAAGTACAAAAGCTTTACCAATTCTCACCAGTAATTAATCATGATGACATGATTTTAGAAAATCTTACATTAGAGTATGATTTTGACAACAGATTAGTAGAAATTATTGATACTGATTCAGATGAATCAATAGCATCAATAGATATTTCTCTATTTGATGAAGATGTGCCAGATATGGCTCTTGATAAAAAGATCTTCATAGAATTTTTACAATTAAGATTCTTAAAGATGTATGCTGAAACTGATGATTATTCTGATATATTATGAGAAAGTTATTATTACTAGCAGGAATGCTGTTAAGCATTACAATGTTCTCTCAAGAAACATTTGTAAAGAAGTACACATCTATGATATCAAAGAAGAATGATGTATTAGAACCATGGGAAAAGATAGATTTAACAGTTGTGTTTAACGCTGACAATAAAAGAAATATAATTTTCTATTATCTAAGTGGTAAACAAATAACTTTTCATCAAGTTTCAGGTTCTAAAGAAGGTAAAACAGAAAATGGTGAAGGTTATCAGCTTATAGACTGTATTGATGAAGATGGTCAATCAGTAGCATTACAACTATTTGATGATGATACTTGCCTTAGAATATTAATTGCTAAAGGCTATTCAATAGAATTTCACAGATGATAGAACAAGATTTTGAAAAATGGTGGGCAAAAAACAAAGACTTATATGGTCTTGTAAAAGTCACAGAAGAAGCAGCAAGAGCTATATGGTCTGATGCTGTTTTTACAACAGAGCGTAGAATACGTACACAAATAACTAAAATTTTAAAAGATGGAGAATAACAAAGAGTTAGTCACAGCCAATGTACAAGGTATAAAATGTGACAATGGAGATTGTGATTACAATGATCCAACAGTATCATTTGATGATTACCAAGATTATATTAATAAACCATGTCCTAAGTGTGGTGAAAACTTACTTACTGAAAGTGATTACAAACATACAGTAAACATCTTAGAATTTGCTAAACATTTTAATCAAATGGTTAATATGATAGCAAAACCAGAAGAATCAGACACAATTAGTGATGAAGATTATGCAAAAGTTGTAATGAGTCTTAATATAAAAGATGATAAGATTCATATTAAAGACGTTAATGTTACACCAAGTGACAAAAAGTAAAGTGTGTTTTAATAAGTTGTTAGAATAAGACCTAGTAGATAATTATTAGGTCTTTTTTAGCAATAATCTTGACAAATATCTCAGATGTAAATCTGTAAAAGTTAAACCTTAAATTATTTCAAAAATGAAAAAAAAGTCATCCATTACTGCAACAGCTCAAGGAGTTGTCACTTATGACAAGAATGGTAATGCTAATCTGCTAAAATATGCAGATACTTATCAAGCTAAGTCAGCTTTTAAGAGCAAAAGAGTACAAGAAACTGCAGAAAAATTGCATTTAAATCTTGTTCAACGTCAAATGTATAGACGTTTAATGTATGGTTTAAAAGAGTATACTCCAGAACAAATTGCAGCCATGACACCTAGTGTTATATCTCAAGTTGTATTGGATTATCAAAAAGCTGCAAGAATCTTACAGGTCATGAAAGCTAAGATTTATTATAAGAATGAAACAAATCTTGTAAAGAGCATATTTCCTCACGCTAAAATTGGTGAGAAAGATCATGACTGGCAAATGATATTGCCTAAAAATGTAACACTTAACAAGCTTGGTATTAACACTAAAGATGTTATCACTGAGTTTATTAGAAGAAAATTATTACCTAGAAGTTTTTTTAATCTTTCACCTGAAACAATTGTATTGTAATGACACACCAATTAGAACAAAAAACAGAGCATAAATATGCAGGTCTTGATAACACAGAAATCATTTTCATGTATTATAGACTTAAGAACTATTTAGATACTCTTAACAAAAACCTTGACAAAAATGTTATTTCAAAGCAAGTAGAAACACCTTTAGGTATAGCTACTGCAATTAAAGAAGTAAAGCCAGAGTACGTACAGAAGTTTAAAGAAACAGAATATTACATGACAGCTTGTAATATTGTTGAGAAATTAGCACCTGTAGTAACAATTATTGAGCAATGTGATGACACTGTTGCAGACTTAATCAAACATTTTAAATAAACAAAGACTTATGAACAAGAGTTTTATTGAAGAGCTAAAAAATGCTCAACAAAAATTAGAAAAAGATAATACACATTACAACTCTCACTTTTTAGTGGGAGTAGATGTTAGTGAAAGTGGTGCACCTAATGCTTCTTTAATGATTTCACATGGTAGACCATTTGAGACTTTAGGAATGATTGACTTGATCATGCAAAACTTACAAGATACTAAAAAAGAAATCTTAAAAAAGTTAAGCACTAAAAGACAGAGAAATACTTCAAATCGTGTTGATGAATTGCTTGATGAATTACCAGATGAGTTAAGAAGTAAAGTAATGTCACTTAAAAGCAAAATTGATGATGCTATCTCTAGAGGTGATAAAGATGCTCTAGATAAGTTACATAAAGAACTTTTAAATTTTAAACATGATCCTTTTCCAGAGGATGATGAAGATGGTTTTAATATCAATGATTTCAAAGATGGTTTATAAAATTTAAGCCATCTTTTTTTTTGACAAATATTTGCATAAAATTGCAGTTACTACACTTAACATTATTAATTATTTATACACACACATTATGATTTTATTTAGAGCATTTTTAGAAGGAACAAGTTTTCAAGTTCAAACATTAGCAGGTCAAGCATTTGAAAAAGAATTGCCAATCTCTGTAGAAGACATTAAAATTACAGCTCCTATAGCAGACCTTGTAAAATTCCCATTAGGAACTATCTTTATTGCTAACAACTATGAATTTCCTGAACCTGACCATTTGTACTTGCGTAAAGAAAGCGTTGTAGCAATTATGTATGATTGCGTACCTTTCCCTCTTAGTGGTCCAGAAGCTAATCCTCTTGTAGATTACTTGATGGATTACATGATTGACAACACTGAAGATGACTGGTGTGGCATTGACAACGCTAAAGTCTTAGCTACCAAATTTGAACCTTATGGTTATACTATTGACTGGGATGCTAAATTTGCAATACCTGCAGAAGGTAGCACAGGCACTAACCTTAAAAGAACTATTGCTGCTAAGTATCCTGTACCATCTAGCAAAGACATAGGATTTCACATTGACCCAGAATTGTGGTTTTTATTAGTGCGTAATGTATTACGTGGTGAAAACATCATGCTTATTGGTGATACTGGTACTGGTAAAACAGAAATTGTTAAACACTTAGCAAAAGCTCTTGAAAAAGAACTATTCATACAAGATATGGGTACTGTACAAGATGCTCAATCTGCTTTATTAGGTGTGCACACATTGAATAAAGATGGTATCTCTGAGTTCAAACATGCTCCATTTGTAGGACACATCCAATCAGGTGGTATTGTTCTTTTAGATGAGCTTTCAAGAGCTCCTTTAGCAGCTAATAATATCTTGTTTCCTGCTTTAGATAGCAGAAGATATTTACCTGTAGATGTTGCGCATGAAGAAAAAGATCAGAAAATTGCAGTTCACCCTGATACTGTATTTATTGCAACTGCTAACATTGGTAGTGAATATTCTGGTACTAATGCTTTAGATAGAGCATTGTTAGATAGATTTTTCCCTGTTGAAACACAGTATCCATCTGAGAAAGATGAGGTTAAAGTTCTTATGATTAGAACAGGTATTGAACAAACTCCTGCAAAAGCAATTGTAAAAGTTGCTAATCAGGTTAGAAAGCAATATAAAGAGCAAGAGTTGTCTACTACAATTTCAGTTAGACATACTTTACAAACTGCTTCTTTAGTTGTAGATGGTTTTGATCTTACAAATGCTATGCAAGCTGTAGTAATGCCATTGTTTGAAGATGGTATTGGTAGCTCAGAAAGAGCAAAAGTAAAATCTATCATTGCTGCATTTTAGTATTAAATTTAAGAGAGGAGATAATAATGTCTCCTCTTTTTTTTATTAACAAGTTAACTAAAGATTATGAGTGAAATAGGATTCAACAGAGATTGGTTTAATAGAAGAGAGAAAAATGCTTATTCTCATTATGACCAACGTAATAAACTGTTTGACTGGGACAAAGATATGACAAACAGCTATTCTTCTTACTTTGTAAAGGATAATGAAAGTCTAAGGTCTGCAGCACAAATGGTTGGTAGTATGTTTAGAGTTGTTGGTGTTAACAAAAATACAAAATATCAACATAGTATTACAGAAGCAAACGCAAGTAATGTTTCAAGTATTCCAATTCCTTTAGCAATGTTAAAGGATGAAAATGGTGAATATAAAAATCATGACACCAAATTGCTAGATGCTTTCTATGGTGCATCTATTCAGAATGCTGCATTATCAGCGTTTCAAAGTAAAACTGAATATGTCAAAACTGTAAATGCTAGAAGTTCTCAAACAACTACTACACCTAAAGATTTGTTATTCAGTATATTAAACACTGAACGTATTGACAAAAAGATAGCTGATAGATTCCCTGGTTATTCAAAGTTTGTACAAAAGTTTAAACAGTACAAGTATGATGAAACATATACACCATTACCTGATAATGAACATCAAGGTAAAAGATTATTAGAGCTTATCACTAAGTTCTTAAGATATCCTGCTCACATTACAGAAGAAGAAGTTGCAGAATTTGAAAAACCTGTTAAGCAAATAGAGCATTACATCAAAAAACATGGTTTTCCTAAAACTGCAAGTGATTGTGAAACTCAAGCTTCTTATATGTACAATGTAGTACAAAAATACATTGAAGAAGAGGAGAAGAAAGAAGAAGAAAATAGTGAAGGTGAAGGTAAAAAAGGTCCTAGTAAAGAGGATATGAATGACCTTGCTGCTTCTTTGATGGATCAGATGATTAATGGTGAAGATGGTGATGAAACTTTAGATACAGACTTCGCTGAATTTTCTGAAGATATGGAAGAAAAGAAACCCATACCTCATTCACACAATTTTGAAAAAGATGGTTCTATTACTGCAGGAAATGTTAAGTTTATCAAAGCTGGTTCAAATTCTGTACAGTATAAAGAAGAGCTTAAAGACATTGACACATGTAAAGCATCTGTATTAGCTAACTTATTCTCTAGAAAGTGTAAAGACTATGCTTTTTCTATGAAATCCATGCGTTCAGGTAGATTAGATACTAATAAAATTGCAGAAGCAAAGCAAAATGTACCTACTATCTATGAAAGGTTTGGTGAAGTAAAAACTAACAAGCTGAACATTGGTGTTCTTGTAGATGAATCAGGTTCTATGGGTGGTCGTAAAATGCAAAAAGCTAGACAAGCTGCTATATTCATGTATGAGGTATTTAAAAAAGTACCTGATGTAAGAATGTATATGTATG